TGGTACACCGATCTTGCGCGAGTAACACCAGCCACACGTGCACCCAGTGCAGAAGATGATGTAATTTTTGACTCTGCCTCTAACGCTACCGGGTACACAGTCACATTGGGCACTGACATTAGCTGCCGTGATATTACGGTCAGCGGTCCCGCATCTGGAAACGTAACGCTTGCTGGAAGTACAACCTTATTTATTTATGGAAATTTAACGTTAGCAGCAACAGGCATAACTAGAACTTTTACAGGCACCTTAAATTTTTGCGGCACTGGAAGCCATACAATTACAACTAATGGTGTAGCGTTTGCTTCAACAACTTTACTATTTCGCGGCACAGGAACGTATACACTTCAAGATGCGCTAAATAATGGAACAGGCAGCTTAAATTTACGGTCTGGCACATTAGATACTAATGGCAAAAATCTAACATGCGGGGCCATAACCGCAACAGCGGGCGCACTAACGGCAGGCACTTTGACTCTAGGTGCGTCTACAGTTAGTGCCACATCAATTACTGCAGATGCCCCGTTGAGTATAAATGGCGGGACATCAAGTATTACTTTATCGACCACTACCGCGTCTATTGGTGGCGGTAGTGGATACACTGGTAACACATTTTACAATGTAACGTTTAGCAGTGCCGGAATATCAACAAGCAATTTTTACGGCGCAAACACGTTTAATAATCTAACTTTTACTGCCAATTCAGGGGTATCAGACATTATCTTATATGGAAATCAAACAGTAAACGGGACATTAACCATAAGCGGCCAACTTACAACCAACCGATACTATGTACGTTCTAATCTTATTGGCACAAGCAGGACATTAACGGTTGCCACGGTTGGTAGTTTAACTGATATTGACTTTTTGGACATAACAGTAGCGGGAGCGTCGTCGCCTTGGTCGGGCACAAGATTGGGTAATTGCGGAGGAAATACTAACATTACCTTTCCTGCTGCCAAAACAGTCTATTGGAATAACGTGACTGGTGGCGCTTGGAATTCTGCCAGTTGGGCAGCAACTTCAGGAGGCGCTGCGTCAATAGCAAACTTTCCGTTAGCGCAAGATACTGCAATTATTGATGACACTGGATTAAATACTGGAAGCACAATTTCCGCTGCTAGTACATACAATTTGAAAACTCTGACATCTACAAAAACCAATGCGTTTACTTTTAATCAAAGTTTGAATGTTAATGGTGACATCACACTTACAAATTTTATAACCCTATCTGCCGGGGTTGCGTTTTTATTTTGTGGTCGAGCAACGCAAAACTTTACTAGCGCGGGCACTACGCCCGGTTTTGTTGTTTGCGCTGGGTACAACGCATCCGTGTTTCTCGCTGATGCACTTACTGTAACAAATTTGTATCTCAATACTGGAGGCCTTGACACAAACAATAAAAACTTAACAGTAAATAGTTCGCTATTGACAAATTCAGCAGTGGGCAATTCTAGCCTTAACGGGTCATTTTCGTTAACTCTTGGATCTAGTACCGTTTCAATTGCAGGCAATACTGGCCTTGGGTCGTCTTCTCAATACCCAACAATGACTGTAAGTGCTGGCACATCTAGCGTAACTTTGACAGGCTCTCCTGGAGTATTTGGATTTGCAGGGCAAACACTTACTTGGTATAACGTAACGTTTTCCACAGCAAGTGTTGCTTCAAGAACTTTGTACGGGACAAATACGTTTAATAACTTGACGCTTTCAAGCACTGCTGGCGCAAGAGTTAGAACATGTACTGTAGGCGGAAACCAAACTGTAAATGCCACTTTAGATCTTGGCAGCGGCAGAGTGGCTACAGAACGTTTGCAAATCCGAAGCGATGTAGAAGGTACGGCTCGCACTATTACTGCAGCCACATTGACTGGCATGTCGGATGTGGACTTCCGTGACATTACAGGCGCGGGAGCGGCATCATGGACAGGCACAAGAATAGGTGACTTAAAAGGTAACAGCGGCATTACATTTACCGCAGGTGCCACAAAATACTGGAACTTAGCAGGCACACAAAACTGGTCGGCAACAGGATGGGCCACATCAAGTGGAGGGTCGCCAGCGGTTAATAATTTTCCTCTTGCACAAGACGATGTAGTGTTTGATGATGCTGGAGCGGCGGGGACAGTAACTGTAGATTCTCCATACCACATAAAATCGCTTAATACGTCTGCTCGTACAATCGCTCTAACACTAGGCGGCAGCGCTACCAATATACTTAATGTTCACGGTGACATAACAAACTCAGCCACGCCAACTTACGGCAATCTTTATGTTACTGTTTGTGGAAGAACCACTCAAAGCTGGACGTCGGCTGGTAAAAGTTTTAACACCTTAACACTGCAGAGTGTGGGCGGAACATTAAATTTAGCTGATGCGGCGCTGCCAACCAATTTGGCTATAAATGCCGGAACATTTAATACACAAAACTATAATCTTACTGCGTCAACCGCGTTTACAAGCAACTCTTCTTCAACAAGAACAATAAATTTGGGATCGTCAACAGTTGCTGCGGCAAGTTTTAGCATAAACAATGCTACAGGGATGACGTTTAACGCCGGAACATCTACGCTCAATATTACAAGCTCAGGTAACACAACGCTTACGGGAACTGGGCAAACTTTTTACACAGTGAGTCGAACTGGTGGTGGTACAACGGTTTTCTTTAGAATTTTGGGCAGCAACACTTTTAATACATTAACAAACTCTGCCAGAACTGATTTGCTATTGGAGGCCGGGTCAACACAAACCGTCACAAATTTTAGTTACAGCGGTGCATCTGGCAGCGTCATTGAAATCTACTCAACCGTTCCAGGGCAGCAAGCAATACTGACCAAACCAACACCTCCGTCAGCATGGTACTTTGGCGCAAACAGTACCAATGGCGGTAATAACACCAACATCACATTTACGGCGGGTGGCTCTACTGATTACGCCTATGTAAAAGACATCATGGGCATGATTGCTGCGGGTGGTGGAAGCAATGGATTCTTTGCATTTTTTGGGTGAGCAAAAACAAAGCGTTGCAGAATGCAGAAGGATAATTTATGGCTTGGTCAGACGTACTGAAAGCAATTATCCCAATCGTGGTAGCTGCTTTGGCGTGGCTGCTCGGGCAGGTGAACTCTTTCTCTGAGCGACTGACCAAGATTGAAGGCTCCATGCCTGCGCTCATCACATCTACTGGCGTGCCAACTGATAGCCCCCTCTCTGCTGAGAGGCGGGCGATTCTCAAAGAGCAACTCATGGCACACATCAACGAGCTTCAGGTCAAGGTCAGACTTCTTGAAGAGCGTGAACGTATGGCGAAAGGAGTCAAGTGATGCTTGAACTTGTTGGCGGGGGCCTACTTGGCTCTATCTTTGGTGGGCTCTTCCGTCTTGCCCCGGAGGTCTTGAAGTTCCTTGACAAGGGCAACGAGCGCAAGCATGAGCTTGCCATGTTCACGCTGCAGACGGACCTTGAGAAGGTTAAGGGCAACTTCCGCATGGAAGAGAAGTACGCCGACTACAGCACCGAGCAACTCAAGGCTATTCAAGAAGCGTTTAAGGAGCAGGCCACTACCGCCAAGGAAGCCGGGTGGTTTGTCGCAGCAGTCTCGGCATTGGTTCGCCCCGGTATCACCTGGGCGCTGTTCTTCATGTATGCCACGGTCAAAGCTGCAGGTCTGACGATTGCCATCTCCTCCGGTGCTCCTTGGCATGATGTGGTGCTCAAGGGCTGGAACGCTGACGACTTCGCCATGCTCAATATGTGCCTGACGTTCTGGTTCGTCGGACGCAGCATAGAAAAATATCAGAAGTGAAATGGAAGAGGCCATCAAACTTGCCACCGAAGGGCTGATCAAGCCCTTTGAGGGGTATCACAAGAAGATGCCCGATGGCGGCTGCGTGGCTTATCCTGACCCAGGCACGGGCGCAGAGCCTTGGACGATTGGCTGGGGGTCGACCGGCAAAGACATCAGCCCAGGAACCTGCTGGACGCTGGAGCAGGCTCAGGATAGACTCCAGGCTGAAGTTCGCCACTTTGCTGTGGCTGCGTTGAAACTGTCGCCAGGGCTTGCCAACACTGATCCTCGGCGCTTTGCAGCCATTATTTCCTTCTGCTACAACTGCGGAACCGGGAACTACAGAATCTCCACGCTTAAGAAGCGAATAGACGCCAAAGACTGGGCGGGCGCACAAGAGGAGATCCAAAAGTGGAACAAGGCGGCAGGGCGTGTGCTTCGTGGTCTGACAATCCGTAGGCAGGCAGAAGCCAAATTGCTGGGGTAATCATGCCACTTAAAAAACTACAGCTAAAGCCCGGTGTAAACCGTGAAAACACGCGATACACATCAGAGGGCGGTTGGTATTCCTGCGACAAAATCCGCTTTCGCCAAGGCACGCCCGAGAAGATTGGTGGCTGGCAGCGAGTCTCAACGAACACGTATAACGGGGTGTGCAGGTCTTTGTGGCAGTGGGCTACGCTTATAGGGGTGGCGTATCTTGGTGTAGGCACAAACACCAAGTACTACATCTACTATGGCGGCGCTTATTACGACATCACGCCAATTGCCTCAACGGTCACGTTAACCAATCCGTTTACGACAACTGCTGGCTCTCCAACAGTAACGGTGAGTTCGATCTCACACGGCATTACAGACGGGACATTTGTTACGTTTTCTGGTGCCACGCCAGTTGGCGGTTTGACTATTAGTGGCGAGTACCAGATCACTGTCTTGACCGTAGACAGCTACACCATTACAGCATCATCTAATGCCTCATCATCGGCCACGGGTGGGGGCACTGTGACGGCAGAGTATCAAGTCAACGCAGGCTCCGCTATCTTTACGCCGCTTTCTGGCTGGGGCGCAGGACCGTGGGGGTTTGGGACTTGGGGCAGTGGAGCTACTACAACCGACACATTCCGTGTGTGGAACCACCAAAACTTTGGTGAAGACCTTCTGTATGGCCCAAAAGGCGGCGCTCTGTACTATTGGGATGCATCAAGCGGCTTGACGTCGCGTGGTGTTGCGTTGACATCATTGTCGGGAGCTACTGATGTTCCCACGGTGCAAACGCTTTTCTTGGTCTCTGATGCCTCTCGGTTTGTAATTGCTTTTGGTTGTAATGACTACGGATCTTCTGACCTAGACCCGATGCTTATTCGCTGGTCAGATCAGGAAAGCGCGGCCAACTGGACGCCAGCAGCAACCAACCAAGCGGGTAGTTTGCGGTTATCGCACGGGTCAAAAATTGAAGCTGTGCTGCAAACGCGGCAAGAAATTTTGATCTGGACAGACACTTCTCTGTACGGCCTACAGTATCTTGGAGCGCCTATTGTCTGGGGCTCACAGCTTCTGACCGATAACATCACCATAGTCAGTGACCGCGCTATGGCGGTGGCCGCTGGTGTGACTTATTGGATGGGGCAGGACAAGTTCTACTCTTATGACGGTCGTGTAAACACGCTGAGTTGTGATCTGCGGCAGTACATTTTTAGTGACATCAATCGCGGACAGTACGCCCAGATCTTTGCAAGTACCAACGAGCAGTTCAATGAAATCTGGTGGTTCTACTGCTCTGAAGACAGCACTACAGTAGACAAGTACGTGGTGTTTAACTACCTTGAGCGTGTTTGGTACTACGGTGACATGGCGCGTACTGCCTGGGTTGATCTTGGTGTTTCAACAGACTACCCAATTGCGGCCACATACGTAAACAACCTTGTGCAGCACGAAGTTGGCAACGACGACAACGCCACGGCAACAACACTGCCTATCTCAGCTTACATAACGTCCTCAGAGTTTGACATTGAGGACGGTGAAAACTTTGGGTTCATCTGGCGTGTTTTGCCCGATGTGACTTTCCGTGGCTCTAGCGCAGCAAGCCCCAGCGCAACCATGACGCTGCTGCCGCTGCAAAACTCAGGCTCTGGATATAACTCGCCTGCTTCTGTAGGGGGTGTGGATTTTGGGGCCGTAACACGTACTGCGACGGTGCCAATTGAGCAGTTTACGGGGCAGATCAATGTGCGCGTGCGGGGCCGCCAAATGGCTTTGAAGATGGAGTCTTCTGCTATAGGCGTTCAGTGGCAGCTTGGCTCTCCACGGATTGACCTTCGGATGGATGGACGCAAGTCATGAGCATTTGGTCTACCATCATCAAGCGCTTTCGAGCGCCGCCTCTGCCCAAGCCTACGCTTCAGTACGATTCCACGTACTTTGACAACCTTGTCAACATTCTGCGGTTGTACTTCAACCAAATAGACAACCTGCTGGAGCAAATTGTGGCAACTACAGGAAGCGCAGTCCCAGTTTCTATCGGTGGGACAAACACTGATGCCTTTGGGCGTTTGCGTACCAGCGGCCCATACACGCTGTTTGACTCTCAAAACCGCTACGTCAAGAACGATCTGTTCGATGAGACCACCTCCACGGGCGGCACGGTGACCTACGATGCCAACGCCAGCACGGTGCTGCTCAATGTCACGACAAGCTCGGGTAGCTCGGTGGTACGGCAGACTTACCGCTCGTTCTCGTATCAGCCTGGGAAGGGCCTGCTGACCCTCAATACTTTTGTGATGGACACAGCCAAAGATAACGTCCGAACCCGGGTGGGCTATTTCAACGAGCAGAACGGCGTCTTCCTTGAGCGCAACGGCACAACCGTCAACATCGTCAGGCGCTCTTACACCTCCGGCGCGGCAGTGGATACGGCGGTGTCTCAGTCCAGTTGGAACGGCGACAAGCTCGACGGTACAGGCGATTCGGGCTACGTCCTTGATCTGACCAAGGCGCAGATCCTCTGGCAGGACTTTGAATGGCTGGGCGTTGGCTCGGTGCGCGTTGGGTTCGTGATTGATGGGCAGTACATCATCTGCCACACGTTCCAGAATGCCAATAACCTATCGTCGGTCTACATGACCACGGCCATGCTGCCGGTGCGCTACGAGATCACCAATACAGGTGTTGCGGCAAGTGCCAGCACGCTCAAGCAGATTTGCTCCACGGTCATCTCTGAAGGCGGCTACGAGAAGAAAGTCGCGCTGAATGTGGCGCGGATGACAACTGCAAACGGGTCTATCTCCACAACTTTTGTCCCGTTGGTTTCCCTGCGGCTTGCCTCAGGCAGGACTGGCGCTGTGGTGATTCCTGATGGATACTCGGTGCTGCCTACGGCGACTTCGTCCACGACTTTTGAGATCGTGCTGGTCAAGAACCCCACGCTGACCGGAGCGTCTTGGGCGGCAACGGACTCCAGCAATGTTGAACAAGACCTCGCAGCCACATCGTTTACAGGCGGGACCATCGTGCAGCAGCAGTTCGTTCTGTCAAGCAACTTGGCTAGCGGCATTGTGGCGGGCACTAGCGATTACAACTGGGATTTGCAATTTGGCGCAACCATCGCTGGGACATCGGACATCTACACGCTGGCCGTCCGGTCGCTGTCTGGCACGCACAACGCGATTGGTAGCCTCTCATTCTGGGA